TCTCGCAAAGTTTCATGCCGCAATTCCTTCGCGTCTTTCGTATATTGTTCATGAGTAATCTCCTTTTTTCTCTTCTCAAGATCTGGATAAGGCTCTCCATATCGAGCCTTCGATTCCTCAGGAACCAAGAAAACCTCCACGGTTTCTCCTCGAACTTTAAATATTTGTTTCAGATTGTCTTTCATGACTGTGGTATAGTATCGCTGCGGGATATTCTTCTAATTGGTGTTGACTAGAAACATCTAAAACCTCCTTTAAGGTATGCAGACTTTCTATTTCATTAAAATCTCTTACACAGGATTCAAGGGTTTCTACCCAAGATTCTTTGTTTTTGGCACACACTATACTTTCACACAGCCTGTTCACTGTTTCTTCTTGTCCATCATCAAGCTTCTTAACCTTTAAATGTTTGGCCATTTTCTCTTTTGCTTCCGTCACTAAGGACTGGATTTCGTATATTGTAGACTGAATGGAGGATCGGGAATATTTTGCGGCTGCTTCTTGAGGAATGTCTGTAGTCCCCTCGGGCCTACCTGCCTGACGAGGGGTAATATTCTTATTGTCCTGTCCCTCTGGGGTAACCATGGGAACACCACCAACAAGGGGATTATAAAAACCCTCCTTCCTTTCATCGACAAAGCTTTCTTGAGCGGGTCCAATTTTATCTGCTTCAGGAAACCTGCCGTTATGGAACATGTCCATTCCCTGTTGTGGGGTTAAGATGCCAAGTTCCATTAGACGGGTTGCAACTTTCATGAGTTGGCTTTCGTCTCTCATGTCGATATCCTTCATTCTAACGGTTGGATAAGATCTAAATCCAAGCTCTTTCGCCACCCGCTTAATCTCTCTTTGTAAGAAATCATTAATAAATCCATGTCTAGCCTCCTTGAGCCTGTCTATGAAAATTTCAGCCTTGACCTGAGTGGAGCTATACTTTTCCTCACCGATAACGATGTTTTGAAGTCCCTGTTTAATGTCTTCATTGAGTATTTGATATTTTTCTGGCCCCAAGACCAAGTTTAATTCGGGAATAATAAACTCTGCCTTTGTGGTATAATCTGAAACTAATACGCGCCCCACACTCTCGTTTTTAAAGAGAGTCTGCATTGCCTTTAGATTATTCGGGTTGACGCCCCCCTTTTCAGGATCAGTTCCCATTGTTATCAGAAGGATCACATTTTCCACAGTGCGACAAATCGCTTGATCCATCTTCTTTAGTTCCAACTTAGCGTTAATGTCTGCCAGAACGGGGAAACCAAAGGGAATTGCAAATGGCTCATAATCCTGTTTCTTGTAAAATGAGAAAGATAAACGATAGGGGTCGAGCTTCATGCGAATGCCTGTGCCCCTGTAGTTGCCCATCCGTATCAATTCCTGAGTTTCGGGATCTAAGCTGTTAAAGATATCTAGATCTTCATCGGTTTGAGGGCTTCTGAGGCGAGTAATTTCATACTCGGATAAAATCTTTTCATAACCGCCAAAACCAAAACTTGCGGCACTTTTAGCACTAATGTCAAAGGGGTTGAGTAAAATATACCTCAACGGAATTCTATTGTTGGTTGAATTGATAGAACCAACCTGATTTACCAACTTGGCATAATCTTCAGTTTTAAATTTGCCATCTATCCTATAAAAGAAAACATTTCCACTTCTATAAAGCTCCCTAAAATACTGATCCTTAATGCTAGTTAAATTTATTTTTTTAAACCACTCTTCAAAAAACCTGCGGCTTTTGACAGTTCCCCCCTCTAGGTAAACGTCAGTATTGGTAAATTCCGCCATGATATCAATGGCATTCCTAAATATGGCAATATTGGCATATGCTTTTTGACAAAGCTCAATACCGTCTCTGACATCTACGCCATCACTTGCATAAGTGTAAGGCAGCATTCCCACCCTAATACTTGAAAATCTATCAACAGGATTGCGATAAGCCACACGATTTGTGCGTGTCGTAGTTTGTTGGGACGACGTTAATTGAGTCCTAGCTCTTGAAATATCGTTGTAGCTTGCGTCTGATGTATAAAATGGCTCCCCCAATAACTCGGGCACTACCTCATTAGAGGGAACTGCGCCGTTACTAGTGTTGCCAAACTGATTCCAGTAATCAGACTTTTTAGTGTATTTTCTTTTCGCCATGACAATAGATCATATTACACCCCAAAGTTAACTTTCAACTTTTAAAAGTTAGGAAATAAACATTGGCGTAAAAGTATTCTGCATGGGCACACCTCGATCATCCTCCATATCATAAAAGACGTTCATCATCCAGTTCCCTAAAACCAAGGCAGAATAAGAGTCTTTTCGGGCTTTATCAGCACCCTTCTGCTTTCTTAAATTAGGCGGTAGATCAAAACTTTGAGTCCCCTGCAATGAAGTGGTAATTTGTATTAAAGCACATTGAACTTTGATTAAGTCCATCATGTCTTTTTGGTGTTCCACAAAATCAATCATCCGAGCCCCAATCCCTGCATTCTTATTGGGGTCATTTTTAATAAACTTTAAATCTTTAATTGGAATTGACGCTTTCCTCTGATTGTTATACTCGTCATCCATAGCTGCCCCAGCAAAAAATATTTTCTTGTGGTCAAATGCAGCCTGAAGACTTTCATTTGCAGCCCTAATCCATTGAGAGCTAGGCTTTCTTAAAAATACAAAGTTCTTCGTCCCCTTGTTGTATTGGTTTTTTAGTTTTCTTAGATTTTTTTCGTAATCGGGAACCTTATCTAATTCAGCTTCCATGGTGCCAAGCTTTAAGTTGAATTTTTTAAAAATCTCGCTTTCGTTGCAGGAGTTCATGAACTGGACTCCACCATTGTAATCCCCCACCACAGCAACAATGTTAAAGTGAGTCAACAGATAAGCCATGTAGCGAATATGGGTTTTAAGATTAGCTCCCGCCAGACCATAGCTATGAACTACGGTTCCTTTTCTCATGTCCCTGTTTAGTTTAATGACAAGCATTGCAAAATCGTCAGAACTCTCACTTTCTGACCAAGATGGGTCAAAGGCGAGAATGTATTCGTCTTTGGGGTTTCCAATTACTTCTACGCACTGGCCCTCCCCGTCAGGCAACGTACATTCAGCCATTTTGCTAACCTTAAAGTATCCTGAACTGTCATCTGTAAAAATAGCCCCGAATTCCCTCTCGAATTGAGAATCACTCATGGTGGCTCGGGACTGGCTAATCAGATTTTGGTCATATAGCTGTTCGGGAGCACAATCATAACTAAAATGCATAATCGTTCTATGCGCCCCGTCTTGCTTGTTTTCATTTAGAATTAGAGCTTCATATTGTTGGTAAAGTTTGTAGAGATATTCAAACTTGTAGGAGGCTGAAGACAATCCGATGATTTTGTTGTTTGGCCACTTTCTCCTATCTTCTTCCTTCATCTTTCCTTTCTCAATTAGTTGAGTCTCCAAATCATATACCTCTTGCCTCTCCGTGGGGTTATCTACGACAGACAGGAAGGGCATAATTACCTCATTGTAGATTTTTTCGGGCATCAACAACAACTCGTCAATAATCATTCGTTGAAAGCGGAAACCCCTGAGCTTTTCACCATCCCCAAGGGGTAAGGCGCGAATACTGCTTTGTCCAATCTCCATGACCCACTCATCGTTCATTTTTGAGGTTCGAGTTACACATTGAGAAAAAAATGTAGCCTTGGGACTTTTTGCCAGATCTTCTATCTTCTTGAAAATCATTTTGGACTGCCTGAAGGACTTGGACAGAATTCCTATCTGGACACCCTGATGTAGAATGGCGTCTAAGAGCGCGAAAATGCCCGTAGAGAAGCTTTTGGACATTCCACGGCTCCAGATGCCCAAAAAGTAATCAGACTCCATCATGGCCTTAATAGCCATGTGCTGAAAGGGGAATAATTTTATTCCCGTGAACAATTCGCAAGCAAAGGAAGGATTTTCCCTGAGAAACTTATAAAGCAAAAGTTTTGCCTCACCCTCATCCAAATATCCCTCTTTTTCGGCCAGTTGCTGGTTTATATCTGCGAACTCTCTTGTTAGTTTTTGTTTTCCTGTTTCCCAAGCCATTTTTATTAATTTGTTTATCCCAAAAATACTGAACGTCTACATCCCACAGCTTCGTTCCTAAAACAAGAATTTTAGGTATCAGTTCTTCGCTATCACGCCGTGAACCGCTAAATACAAATTGGCAACAATCTGAATACTTCGCTTGGATTTCCCGCATTCTATGATACACATAGTCCAATCGGAATTTCTTATAACCCTTAGCATTTACCGCCCACATGTCCCCAAAGGCTACCTCCACAACCACAAACAAGAAGCAGCCTAAAGATTTACATCTTTCCAACTCCTTTACAAATCTCCCGTAACCGTTAGTTACTGTTGCACAAAAATCCTGGTAAGATTTGCGGTCTACGAAGGTGTAGTCGTATAAATCGCCGCCAGTTGCATAATCGCCAACGTCCAGCTTCAGCGATTCACTGTTTTTGAAAAATAGCGGCTTTTGCTCTCTCGTATCTATTAGGATTGGGGTATTTGAGTAATCGTTATGAAAATGATTTGGTAGCTGCCCCGAGAGCATGGGCAACATACCAAATTGTTTACAAAGTGCGCTGTAGCTACCAAAAACCTTTTTGCACATGTCCATATCGGGTATTCCTGCTGTTTGTAGGTAGGTGGAAGGTGGACCGCCACTAAGCCCCTTGGCTTCCACTTTTTTCTGTAAGGTTGTCACGATGAAATCCTTTACCTCGGGACGGGGTGCCGTTTCGCACCATTTTTTCATATTGCCTTTATTTATAAAGTCAGTAGCGAAATACTGATCGTAATTCTTGAATGGGATAAGCTTGCCCGTCAGCTTATCTTTTCTTGCATAATTCTCTACATAGTAATCTCCGAGGAATTTACCGTGTTTCTTTATATGTGCATGGAGACTTCTTAATGAAACAAAAGAATCACCACATTCCTTACATTCAAAGGACATCATCTTTAGATATTCCCAACACCCGAGCCTTCCACTCGGCCATTCCTTCTAATCTGTCAGCTTCCCGCTTTACTGCCTCTTTTTGCATCTCTGCAATCCTCATCATGGTCTTTCTCTCTTCCTCTTCTTGAAAAAGCTGAACAATAGAAAGAAACGAAGCATTTTCTTTATGCATCTTCTTCATTCTCTCACCCCGATCACCTTGTAGCTTTTTTGTAAGGTTTTCTATGCGAGTTTCACACTGATGATACTCAGAACTCTTAGCCTTGATAATTTCGGCCAACCGAATGGACATTTCGGCCTGTTCGTCGGCCACATCGAACATGTCATTCAATTTATTAAGGTGAGAGCTAATCACCTCCAAATTAATAACCTCCTTGCAGACATTTAAATACAAATTAATCTCATCCGCAGTTAGGTCGGGTTTATCCCACGTTAAGCGGACGAATTCATGCTCGAACAGCACTCGGTCTTCTATATTAAGATAGTTATTAATAATTTTGAGAAATCGAGAGTTTGAAAGATTGACTCCCAGTTTCTCTATGCAAATTTGCTTCTGTCTGTTAATCTTCGATTCATCTAAGCCCATTCCCGTAGCATCATTGATTTTTTTAATGATTCTAGATGAAGATTTTGGAGAAATGTATGAATTTAGAGCGCCACTATCTTGGGAAGGTAAAATGTCAGGATTGATTGCACGAATTTCTGCTAAGACAGCCCTCTGTTCGGCGCTCAATGGCGAAACCCTTCGGTCTGGAAAAATTATGCGAGCGATTTCCAATGACGAAAGGCCATTTTCCGCCTGTTGGAGAATGAATTCACGCTGTTCGCGTGTAAACTCTATATTTTCCGTTGGTTGGCGCGAAGTTGTGCGAAAATCGATGGAATTTTCAACCAAAAACTTCCTGACAGCCCTACCCTCCTTCGAGCGACCATCTAAAGCGTCGCTTTTGAAGCATTGGCGAGTCAAATTGATTAAATCGGGAATGCGGCTTGCGTTTTCGCGAAGAAATGTTTTCTGCTCTTCAGTTAGATCCATCGCTTATAATATCTTGTTCTTTTAAAATTTCCAAGGCCACCTCAAGGAACTTCTTTTTGAGGTTCTTCACTTGCCTGTATCCAAGTTTCTTTTTTTGTGGGGATATTTTATACCCCATAAAGCGAGCAACGTCTTCTTCCGTCTTATCCTCAAAATATAGCATTCGGTAAGCTACGTAATGAGTGGTGGTGAGCTTGATCTCCATTTGGATATTCAATCTTCTAAGTGACTTGCTAAAATCAAAGTCGGTATACGCCCTACCTTGGATTTCCGTTGCGAAATCTTCGGTAGAAAGCGGGATCTTTAACTCTAAGCCCATTTTTTTAGATTTTGCCCATTTTGCGTAAAGCGCACAGGTTGAATCTTGTTTTTTAGTTGGCGTCTGAGTGCAATCATCCCCCCTTGCGAATTTACAATTAGAACACGGCTTAACGTAGTTGCCATAATGATTACGAATCAGATTTCGCATCTGATTAGCGATGATGCGACCTATCCATGGTTCGAGGGGGCGCGTTTGGTCCCACATGTGCCACTTTTTGGCGATGTGGGTTTTTATGATTTGCTCTACATCCTCAAAGTCAAACCATTTAACTGCATTAAGGCGCCACTTAGATCTTTGCTTCTTTATGGCGACATCAATTACATCAGAGAAATCTTCGTAGGTGAACTTATTCGGCTTTCTTTTTCT